TATTCTGAGCAATCAGATAACGTAGCGACTCAATTTCACCAATATTAGGAACGAGTAATGCCATTGAAAAACTACCTCTAGGGGTCTAGAACGTTAAGAACTATTGTTATTTATAATTTTAATTTTAGAGAGATTAGTAACCTTCTAATCTGATTCACACTTATAACATCGAAACGGAGAATATCTCCAGCTACAATGTTAGTCGTCCAATTATTTAGGACATCATCAAAGTATTTATCAGTATTGGTTAGTTGAATCCTCTGAGCAGCAGTAATGCTGTTAAATGCAGGGTAATCTGCAAATGTTGTTTTTGATATATCAAATACTATGTCACCAGTCTGATCTGACAAGACTCTGACATTTTCAATAACTCCACTGACATCTATAGTCAGTTTGCCTTTATCACCAAGTTGCATTGGTAAACTACCACTATCTATAACATAGTTTACAGTCCTTGTTAGGTCTGCAGCTGCAGCAAGAGCAATGATTACTATGTCATCATTTGTAGTAGGAGCGTTTGTAAATACAATCTGATCACCAGATATATTGTAATCATTTGATGGATCTAAGAAGAGACCATTCTTTGTTACAATAAGTTGCTGATTATTATTTGGACTGTATGGTGCTCCCTGATCGGTCAAGGAGAATGTTGTTTCTGAACCATCTTGTGCTGGTGTTTTACCAATAATGATATTACCATATTGGATCGACTTAGAGGGAATCTCATAGTCTACACCGACATTATACTTGCCAGGTTCATTGAGCGTGACTAAGTAATCTGCCATTATCGTGTTACGCCTGGAATTACAAGAAGGTTTCCTTGTATGGGTCTAGTCTTATAATCATTAGGTGATGTAAGAACAAGATCATACACATATCTTCCTCCTTCTATTGTAGCAGTGACTGTATCTGTCATGGCTACTTTTATCTGTCCATTGACTCTATTAGGGTAAGTTACCGTAAAAGCAGTGGACTTAGATGCTTCGGGATGTTTTCTTAGTTGTGCGGCTCCAGAGTATCCTGTTAAGTTCAAAGCAGATCCATTCTCATTTCTGATAGTGAATGTCGCTTCAAAATCCACACCTTGATCTAAAACTAAGTTGATGTTCCTTGCTGTCATCTGTCAAAGGGAGGTTTTAGTTATTTATCTAATTTGCTTAAAATTAGTTTCATCATACCCTTAAGTTCATCAACATCATCCTTTAGTTTATCCATTTCACTTAACTCTTGCATCTTTTTTTCTTTCAACTTAAGGTAACTATGATACTGAGAATCAGAGCAATTCAATATTGCACCTGAGTCTTCGTCTCTGTAAAGAGATCCACTATCTTTTACTTTTATCTTATTCATTAGATAGATGCGATTGCTCTGAGATCACGGATCTTGGGAACATAAGCGAAGTTAGTTCCTGACATTATAATCTTAATCTGGAATCCGTTAAACTGTGGTAGGTTCTTAGCATTGAACTCATACTCTTTATAATCCTCTTCTGTAGAAGATGCTAGGATTCTCCTGTCTGGTTTACCGTTACTCTTGGCAGGATCTATGACGTTACCATTACTATCTAGATTTTCAAAGCCTGGGAACAATTCAAATAACTGATACTGTGGTGGAGCATCAATTCTGAATATTCTGTACAGAACTCTAATGTCATTAGTAGAGTGTCTGTAAGCATCGAACATAACTTTCAATCCATCAGCAGACTTTTCAAGATTAACAACCTTAGATAGATAAATCGCAGCACTTGGATCTTGGTCAATTGAATTGACTCTACGATCTGAAGCATAATCACTAACTTTAGAGTTAATTCTGTCCATGATGGTGATCATGTTAACTCTATCTAAGTCAATGAAAGGACTTACTTTATTGTCATCTGTGCTTAAAGTTGTTTGTAGTGTGAAAGATTTTCTGCCTGGGAATGAAACCAACTTCTCTAATTCATTACCCTTAGAAGCAACAATTCTAGGAGTGGTTAGATAATTATTACTATTCAGTGAAATAGATTCATATCCTTGATCCACAAATGCCTGAAGGTTTCCGTCTGGACTATTACCACTGAATGTTCTAATCTTAGCATCTATTTCAGTTCCCTCTGGTAAGAGAGTTGCAATGTTAGGTCTGACGATATTGAACGCAATGTTTTGTGTCGCCATAGGTCCGTAAGCATTACCAACTTGTACATACTGTTGATCGTAACTACCACCAG